CAATATCTTGAGTTTATCTCACTTTTAGTAGAAGGTCGCATAAAGATGTCTCAACAAGTTCACGACTTGATTGCAAGCGAGATATTTGATTTAATACACTACCGTGAACGTCGGAAAGTTGATCACAGTTCTGAAGGATCTAAGGACGTGATGGACGCTTGCGTTGGAGCCGTATGGAACTGCTTAAAAGCAGAAGATACCCAAGATCATTCCGAAAGTGATCGAGACATTGCAATAAGAGTTACTTCTATGGTTGACAGAGAAAGAGATGAACACACGAGATTTATTCTAGGGGATTATTTCAAAGACAGAACGACTTATTAGGAGATGGTTAAATTGGACTTTGGACAAGCTCTAAAACTACTAAAAGAGGGTAAGAAAGTAGCTAGACGAGGTTGGAACGGCAAAGGAATATTCATTGAGTTGCAAAGACCTGACGAGAAGAGTAAGATGACCCATCCTTACATTTACATTGATACGACAAACCTACAAACCAATAACCCAGAAGCTCCGAAAGGCAGGGTACCTTGGTTAGCTAGCCAAACAGATATGTTGTCAGAAGATTGGGAGTTAGTAATCTAAGACTAGATATAATTATGAGGTAGAGGGCGTTTCCCCCGTTTATTACAGGGACCAGGGGTAGCACCCTCTATCTATGTTTATGAGGGAGATGAGAATGTTGGTTGCGAATACGGGACCTGTTTGTAACCTTGGGGGGAACATTTAAGTCTCCCTCCCTTGAGAAAGGAGATTTAAAGTGAGCAGAGTGAAGAGAATATTCGAGAGTATATTTATAAGAGGGCAGAGGACAGGAATGACCGGCGCCTCAGCTTCGTCATTTGAAGACTTAAACGAGAGTGAATTCCTCCTACTTCTCAGGAATGTTAGAGAATTGTCCCAAGAAAGAGCCGATAAGATAGAGGAATACTCTGAAATGCTTACAGATGGAATAACTTTATCTGCGGCTGAGCTAATAGCCGAGGATTCAACACAGTTAGATGAAAAGGCGGGAGCTACTGTATGGGTCAAGTCTCTAGATAAAGATTTTGAAGATAAGATAAACGCATTCCTACAGAATGAGTTTGAAATAGAGAAGAAAGCATTTGCTCTAGCTTTAAATATAGTAGCTTTTGGTGAGTGTTACGTTAACACTTTCTATTCCGATGAGGATTTTAAACAATCGGGAAAGAAGACTGGAAGTTTCTTTGAAATAGAATCTCCCAAATATGTCGCCCATCTCTATCAGTATGGAGACCCAATAGGTTACTACGTGTTTGAGGAAAATAGATTCTCTTCGAGAAGAGTGTCGGAGATGCTTTTGTCGGAGAAGGATTTTATACACTTTATAGCAGATCAAGGTCTGAACAGAGAGAAAATTGAAGTGGAAGTTCAACTAAAGGGGTCTAATCTAGTAGAGAAGAAAAAGTACACCATCCGTTATGGAACCTCTTTTTTGGAAGCGGCTAGATCTCTATATAAAACTAAGGTACTTCTCGACAACATTTTAATTCTATCCAGACTATCCAGATCTCAGTTCTACAGGATATTTGGTATAGAAGTAGGCAAAGCAGACTCTATAGAAACCCAGAAGATAATCAAAGAAGTTAGGAACGCTATATCTTCACAAAGAAGTGTAAACTTAGAGAAAGGCACTCTGGATTCAATGTCCTCACCTATCTCCACAGGAGGTAATGTCTACATTCCCATGAGAGACGGAGTAGGGTCTGTTAAAGTAGACACTACGGGAGGGGACGTTGACGTTAGAGCCTTACTGGACATAGACCATTTCGATAACCAATATTTCGGAGCTCTAAAAGTCCCCAAACAGTTTTTAGGGCAAGCTGAAGACATGCCTGGGGGTTTAGGGGATACAACTCTTACCAGGTTAGATATCAGATATGCTCGAACTTGCAAAAGAGTTCAAACTGTAGTTAAAGAGGGCGTCAAAGACCTGATTGATTGGTATTGTTCAGAGAAGAATATAACCCCTCCTGATTACGAAGTGCATATGGCCACGATCTCTACAGCAGAGGATGCAGAAGCCGTTGAAAGTGAAGAGTTGCGTCTTGCAAGACTAGACAGAATTCTAGAGTTGTTAGAGAGATTGGACCCAGAAGGAGAGAATCTCAACAGAGCGGATGCCTCTAAAATACTAAAGTTTGTTATAGAAGAGATTTATGGAGAACCTCGTCTATACGGAGAGCTATTTGGAGGAGAGAAGAAAAGTGAACCAGGTCCTATATTCGAACGTGGAGAGTCTTTATAAAAGAATGTTTTTGGCTGAACAGGAAGGGGACATAACCTTAGCTAAAAGCATAAAGAAGCAGCTAGACTCAATTATAATGGACGAGATACCCTCTCGTGAAGAGTTTACAGACACCTTTCTGGAAGAGAGGAAGAAGAAGTTTGTTTTTGAGGACCTCCACAGACTGTACACCTCACACCAAAACGAACTTCAAATGTCTATAACTATATGTTCTGTCCTAACCCACTCCCTTTTAGAAGCTCGGGATAACTCTCTGCATGCTTACAGGTTCTTAGATATTAAAGGACAGATAGAACTTCTCCAGGGTGTTTTAGAGGGTGAGGTGACCCAAGAAGATGTTAAACAGTTTTATAAAGAAACCTTACCGACCCTACAGAAACACGTCGATTCTAGAACGAAAGCGCTTGCTGAAGGGGAAAGAGCCAACAAGTTGGAGAGTACCCGGAGAGATGCAGGAATACAGTCTTAAAGACTTAAGAGGAGACACACAGTGGCCTCAGACTGCATGGAAGTCTAGAAACCAAAATCTCATCCCGACCTTTAAAGGGGTAGATAAATTAGGGGTTGTGTACTTTCAAACTAACTCTGGAACCTATGGCTCATCAAAGAAATGGAGACAGAAGATACAACTTCTAGATCTTAAAAGAGCTATACAACTTCAAGAGAAAGACACAACAATGACTAACAGAGACGTTGTTAACCTAGCTATATTTGGAGATATAAAGTTAAATTGCAATTGTCACGCCTTTTTATACTATGGGTGGCAATACATAAATTGGGAGTTAGGGTCAGGTCTAGTCCCAGAGTTGAGACCTCCAACAAAGAGGAACCCTAACTTGAAAGGAACCTTGTGTAAACATGCTTATGCTGTACTAGGAGTCCTACCATTTCATATTAGTGTAATCGTTAGAGATTTGGTTAGACTGGGAGTCCTAACTCAACGAAATATATACGCCGATTACACAGAGGCTCCACCACCAACACCAGATGTAAAATTATGGGATAGAGAGGAGTAGGTAGTGTGAAGAAACAAAGATTTAACGACACTTTAATAAGGAAGTTCGAATCCGTACAACCAACAAACGACACCAAATCATGGCCTAAAGGGATACTCGCTGTGATTGAAGGCCCTTGTATGGAGATTGAAAGAGTAAACGAGAATAACCGATTCTATCCCAGATCTTTAGCGGAGAATAAAATACTAAATAACCCAGATACGGTTCATCTAATAGAAAACAGAGCCTTACTTGGTGAGGGTAGACACCCTCAAGATAGGTTTGAGGTGCAGTACACAGAAGTGGCTTTACTTGTAGAAAAGCTGTGGATAGAGGATCAGGATGACGGTACTTGCGATATGTGGGGAAGGTTCGCAGTTCTGGACACACCCGTTGGTAGGATACTTAAGACTTTGATAGACGTAGGATCCTCGATAGGCATTTCAGCAAGAGCTATGGGAACCTCTATGAGTAGAGATGATGGCTCCATGTTGATGTGCGAGGAAGATTACACTTTCTTTACGTTTGATGCAGTCCCAGAACCAGGATTTAAGTCTGCGAGATTGAGTCCCATCATGGAATCCAAAATACACGATAACGTAGACTCTATGTTGGAGAACTACAATTCCACTGAACTGAACATGACTAAATCTTTACTAGAGTCAATAAACCCAGAATTCTTCGCTGAACAGATTAGTAAGGTCGACGAGTTGTTGTCTAGGAAAGACAACAATGCTAGAGACCTTCTTGAACAATCTCAGCGTAAGATAAATTCTCTCGAAAAGGCTTTGGAGAGAGAAAAGAAGAGGAGCCGATCTTCCCGTATAATAACGGAAACTAGGTTACCCTCGTCAGTAATTGAAACGATCAAAACGACCCAGCTGAGTTTAGAAGAGAGCGAGCAGGGAAAGCAAGCACTTCAAAAGAGGCTAGAGTCAAAAGATCGTGAGATTGACAGGTTAAAAGTGTTATTGAAGGAAAGTAGAAAGAATAGTTCTAAGTTAAAGTTAGTAAACGAAAGACTTGAAAAGCTCACAAAATCACAAACCCAAACAGAACCCAAAAACTTACATCTAGAGTCAAAGGTGTTGGAGCTGAGTGAAAAGCTGGAAAAGAAGAAAGAGGCCGAGAGAAGTTTAAGTCTTGCCTTGGAGTCAGCTCAGATAACAGCATTGTCCGCCCTATCGGGTATGTCAGAACTTAGGGTAAGGGAATTAGTTAAAGAGGTGAAAGAGCCTCTTGAAGTGATTGCGGAGCGGTTGAAACGACTTAGTAGGAAAGAGATTCAAAGAGAGCAGACAGAAGTTAGAATCAAACCTTCAATAACAAACGCAGAAGATTCTATGTTGGAAGGAATGCTTGAAAGATCTCTCAGAATGTAAATAAAGGAGTGTAGAATATGAGTAATAACCCTAACAGAGTTGTTAACTCTTATGAGGAACTTGTGGGAGTAAGAGAAAGAGCTATGCTTGAGAGCAAATGGGGAAGTAAGTTGAATATTGTAGGCAAGCACGACCCTTCCTACAAAGCTGACAGAGGCAAGAGACTTATGCTTGCTAGAGCAATGGAAAACGTAGATAGAGAACTTAACAGAGTTCTCAGAATGAACGAGGCAACACAAGCTTACGACATAGGACCTTTCCGCAGGCACGTATTTAACATGATCTCCACGCTGTATCCAACCTCTATTGCAGACGAACTGGTTAGCGTACAAGTTTTGAGCCAGAAGCTAGGTCAAATCTTCTTCCTACGTTACCTGTATGGCTCAGATAAAGGTAACATCAAAGCTGGAGATAATATGTTATCGCCATTTACAGGAGCGGCTGGTTACAACAACTACGACTCCGAGCAAGTTGACGATGAATTGATTGGTGTAGCTGGTGATACAGAGTATGAAGGATTCTTCCAGTGGATTCCTATCCGCAAAGGATCTGTGACCATCTCTTCAGGCGAAGATGTGATCACCGATGATGGCAATGGAACCTTAAAGAAAGCTAGCTCTTCTGTAGGAACAATCAACTACGAAACAGGGCAGTTTGAGATTGAATTAAGTACAGCCGCTACCGAGGATTTAGCAGCTAACTATAGCTACAATCTAGAATATGCCCCAGCTATGTCGGGTCAAGTAACTGTGAAAGTTGATGAAGCTATCATAACAGCTAGACCTCACAAGTTGAGCGCACTTTGGGCGTTTGATGCTAGTTATGACTTGGAGATGTCTCAAGGTATCAGCATTGATGATGCCGTTCTAGAGGCTTGCACAGCTGAGATCAGACATCAAAGAGATGGAAATATTATTAGTGCTCTGTTCCGTCAGGCAGGAAACACTTCTACTTGGAACCAATACATCCCAGCAGCGCTGACTCAGAAAGAGCATTATGAGTCTTTCATTACAGAGTTAGGCAGAGCATGTACCCGCATTACGCAAGACACCAAGAGAGCTACAGGTAACTGGGTTGTGGTAGGTAAGACAGGTATGGACGTTCTGTTTGCGATAGGAGCGCCCAGATTTGAAGGTACAGGAGACATCATGGGACCTGGACCTCAATTCATTGGTACCTTGGACAAACGTCTAAAAGTATACTTCAACCCATTTATGGGAGAGAATGACTATTTGGTAGGTTACAAAGGAAGCTCTTTCATAGATGCTGGATACGTTCTAGGAGATTACCTACCAATATTCGCCACTCAATTAATCATGCTTGAAGACTTCGTAGGACGTCGAGGCTTTGCTTCCTCCTATGGAACTAAGATGATTAATAATAGAATGTATGTGAGGGGAACCATAACCAACACAAGTTCATAAGAAGGAGGGGCAAGTCCCCTCCTCTGACTAACCCCCGGAGAGGAGAGAAGATCTTGAATTACAAATTGATAAACGTGAACCAGAATGCGGTGGAAGTTTCAATTGGCGGTAGGGTGAACAAAACCAGACTACTTCCAGGAGAAGAGAATGCTTTGTTCTTAGGACCTCTGAAAGACGAGCAAGTTGTAGCCTACAAAGAGATGGCTAGAGTAGGCATACTTCTTAGACCTATCTTAGAGCAAAAGAAGGTTGAGAAGCAGGAAAAGATTGACTTGGGCAAGAAGGGTTTGGAACCTCAAGAGGATAAGACACCTGAAGTCGATAAAGAACCTCTAGAAGATAAGAAACCTGAGAACGACAAAGAACCAGAACCAACGAAAGCTCAAATAAGAGATGAGATTCTTGCTGGTAGGAGTCTTGATGAGTTGAAAGACAAGGAACTAAAAGACCTCTTCGATTTGTTAGAGCTTGAGATTAAAGGTAAATTCACGAAGGCTAAAGCCATCAAAGCAATTCAGGAGGTGTAGTAAAGGATGGGGAACACCTTCTTTCCTGGGAACAGAATAGTCGATAGGTTGAAAAGAAGGTTAGGGTTCCCAGTAGTTTCTATTTACACACCTGACGAAACCATAACAGACCTAATTGAACAGACCTTAGAAAAGATACAACCTTATCTAAGGGAAACCACATTTATTCAAGGTAGCGGAGACTCTACAGATCTTACAGACTACAATATCATGGCGGTTTTAAGAGTATTCCCTGGCATGATAAGCAGAAGAAGGCTAGTCCACCAAGACATAGACCCTTTTGCGGTTGTAAATGTAGCTAGGGTGGCAAAGGACCCTAACTATCTAACACAAGTTCTAGCTAGAAATATTCAAAGGTCAGAGATTCAGTCTGCTGTGGTTAAAGACTGGGAGTTTAAAGACAATAAGCTTATGGTTTCGGGGTTTTCTGGACCTTACACTATAGAAGCTATATCGAGAACAGACGTAGAAAGTATGAGCAATACTTACCAACAGTGGTGTTTTGACTACGCTCTGGCTCTCCTCAAGATAACTGAAGGGGAGATAAGAAGTAAAGTCAGAGTACCTTCCGCCCCTGTGGAGATGAATGGGGAAGCTTTAAAGAACGAGGGGTTAGAGGAAAGAAGAATACTGGAAGATAGGTTAGGCGGAGATATATCACTATTCTTTGCTACTAGATAGGAGGAAAGACGATGAAAGCGAATGGCTTGTTTAGAGCATTAAATGAGAGCTCCACAAGAAAGAGAAAGCCTGTAAGAGAGAAGAAGGTGAGATGTTCTTGTGGAACCTTTAATGCGTCGGAGTCTAAGTTCTGTTTTTCTTGCGGAGAGTCGTTAGTCAAACTGAAAAATGAGTGTACAGCATGCGGAAGCTCACTTCATGAAAACTCCAATTACTGTGAATTTTGTGGGGTAGCTTTAAACCCCGTATTGGAGCAAGAAGACCCAGATATAGAAGACGAAGAGGGCGAAGATCTAGAGGACTTAGAAGACCTTGAAGACGTTGAAATAGAAATCACCGTAGAAGACGAAGACGACTATTTTGACGGTGAAGAAGAGGATCCAGATGATGAGGAAGAAGAGGATCCAGATGATGAGGAAGAAGAGGTTGTAGAAACTCTAAATATCCTACCTTACAACGAAGACACAGTCAAACTTATGGGTAAGATGTTAGAAAGCGCTAAAGCTCCAAAACCAATCATGCTAGCTTATGAGAAGAAACTATTCAATAGGTGTGCGGCTTGGTTGGAGAAAAAGAAGAACATTAAAATTGATCTGACAGAAGGTTTCACTAAGAAAGAAACCGCTCAGATAAAGAGATATCTAGAAAGCCTCAAAGCNCCAAAATACATTCTAGAAGCCTTTGACAGAGGACAAAATAGTCTTGTGAGTTCCTTTATAAAGAATAAGGGGAGATAGTTTGTGGATATCTGGATACGAGAGTTAGACCAAAGGATGAGATTACCTCCATCCAACACGGCAATAGGAAGAAGATACCAACTTAGGTACGCTTATTTTATAGCCAATGAGTACAGAGAAAGATTGAAGCAAGCAGTTATAAGTCAATCTTTAGCTGATGGTTGGGTCTCTCTTAATCCAGCATACAAGGAACACAAGATTAGAACAGGTCTGAATCCCGGTATGTGGATAGCCACAGAAAGATTAATTGAGTCGATCGTAGTTGTCCGTTATGGGATGGAGATTCAGGTCGGGATAGATAGAAGGAAGGTAGAGAAAGTGTCGAGAACTCCTCTACACCTAATAGCGAAAGCGTTGGAGTATGGCACAGGTACTATCCCAGCCAGACCTCTATTTAGACCGGTATTGCTGTCTATGTACAGAGATATAGATAAGATAACAGCAAGGTTTCTACAGGAGGTGATGTAGTGGGCTTATTACTACCAAGTATAGAAGAACAAGACCTGCTAGCATCACAGGTAAACGAAGCTTTAAACTTATATGGAGTTTCTGTAACTTTGTTTGACTCAGAGAAGACATCTATGTACGGAGATAGCATAAATCTGAAGGAGGGAGTTAGAACCAAACTTCTCCTAGATGAAGCTCCTCCCAGACCACTGCTCAAAAACTTAGGGTGGTTTGAATCAGGTAAAGAAGAGCAAGCGACAATCGCCTACATGTCTTTTTCAGAAGCTGGAAACATACAGGAAGTGAGAAGGGATTCTATAGTGGTGTTCCCTGACAGACTTTCAATGAAGATAGCTGATGTGAACAGGCAGTATTTAAATGGAGTCTGGTATATTGTAAGACTGGTACCTTGGGGAAGAGACCGTGTCTCCCACAAAGAAGAAAAGAGAAGCACACAGACAACCTTACTGAAGCAGCCTCGGAAGGAGGTTCTTTAGTTGGATATTAAGTTGTATGATAAGGCTATGCTGTCTAGATGGAAAGCCTACTTTGATAATACACACTGGGTAAGATCTTCAGACACTGCTCAAATGGATGGAGTAGAGAGTAGAATGGAGAAAGACTCAAGAGTGCGTCCAGAAGAGCATAGCTCGTACCCAATGTTCACACTTCAGAGGGTAGGAGTGCCTGTGATACAGAGAGATAACAACATCTCAGCAGTCAACAGGGGGCTCCGAAAACCGGAAGAGGAGCATCTGTTAACCTTCTCTAAGTTTCTACTAAGGTACCAACTAGACATATACTCTCTTAACAAAGAGAATTTTGATGAGCTGTTGGTTGAAACGCAAGAAAACCTAATAAGATACCCTTATCTAGATGTAATCACAGAAGATCGATGGTTCGGAAACCAAACCTTTACCTTAGATTTAGAGGACATACAAGACTTGTCAGACGTGGAGAGTTTTAGAGAGAAGTCTCCAGTTTACAGAGCGGCTGTAGTGTACACTATGGAAGCCTTGATAGCAAGAAGATTCCAGCAGTTGAGAGTAGAAGAGTTTATTATTAGGGTTGAAAGGAAAGATGAAGGAGGGAAGAATCATGTTATTGTTGACAGCTAAACAAGGTCCTCTTCAGCTTGAGGTCGTGGAAGGAAGAACTCCCACTACTCTAAGCTTATCTAAAGGGGAAAGAGTCTTGGTAACCAAAACCTCCGACCAAGCAGAAAGCCTAAAGAAAGCAGGAGTTCTCTCTATAAGGAGAGCCACCGTACAAGAAAAGTCTAAATACAAGCAGACTGTTCTTTTATAAGAAAGGAGGAGAAGTTTAATGGTAGAGCGTGTTCAAAGAACTTCAGCACAAGTTACCTCCAGCGTAACAGATTTATCTCAAATATCCATAGTACCCGAAAGGGCGTTCTTCGCTTGTGTAACAGCAACAAAAGGAGAACTTAATACTCCTTACCTTTGCGAAACTCCTGAAGTAGTCGAGTCTGTACTAGGCAAACCGAACAAAAACCATATAGGGCTTATTGCAGCTTATAAAGTTATCAGTGAAGGGATTCCAGGATACCTTGTTAGAGTGGCTTCTGAGAATTTAGCGTCGGCTAAAGCAGAAGTTCCAGGTAGTGAAGGACCAGACCCCGTAGTTGAATTTTACATTAAACAAAAAGGGTCTGACGGTAACGAGTATTCCCTCTCTATTTCCGAGACAGAGGTTGGTTCAGAAGAGTTCACCATATCTCTGAGTAGAGCAGGTCTGGTACTAGAAACCATTACTGTGTCTAACGATGAGTCAGCTGATAACTTTGTGTTGGATTTAGACCATGAGGTGTTTGGAGTAAACTTAGTAGGAAGCGACTACTCTAGCTTAGCTTCTGGGGATTACGAGATGCAAGGTGGAGATGACGGAGTAGAAGGGATTACAGCCGAAGACTATATAGGAGTAAGCTTTGATGGAAATTTAACAGGGGCTCATGTGTTCCTAAGAAAAGACATCAAAGGAAACTTCTTTGGCTCCTTTGGTTACACAGACAAAGCTTTCTATTCAGCCATGAAAGATATCGCAGATAGAAGGAAAGATTTAACTTGTATATTTGACCCACCTCTAGGCTTAACTAAGTCGAAAGTAATTGACTGGCTAGAGGGAACAGGAAGTTATGAAGACACTATGCAGCTATACGGAATAGGGTGGAACTGTGAAATCTATTGGGATTGGTTGAGAGATACTTATGGAGGAGAGAACGTAATCTTACCTCCCTCCGCTTATGTAATACTCAACTCAATGAAATCCTTCGATTTGAACGGACCGTGGTTCCCTGTAGCAGGCAGTTCCCGAGGGGTAGTAAAAGCTTCTGGCGTAGTCACAAAGATACCCGAGGTGGTAGATAGGAACGACCTGGTAACTCACAGCATTAACCCGATATATGACACAGGATACCAAGGCATTCAGATATATGGGAACGAGACTCTTAATACAGAGTACTCCGATCTATCTGCAGCACACATAGCTAGAACACTAACTTACATTAGATCTACTATTGATGAGTATACAGAGTCTAAGAAGTTTGAGCTCAATGATATGATCCTTTGGTCTGAGTGGGTAGATCATGTACAAGACAGAGTTCTAGCCCCAATAAAAGACCGCAGAGGGTTACAGTGGTACAGAGCCACTATGGGAGCTTCAATAACATCACCTCAAGAGTTAGCTCAAAGAAGAGTTCGTGGTAGAGTAGAATTACAATTCACTCCAGACGCTGAGGTATTCATCTTAGATTACGTAGTACACTCCTCGGCAGGAGAAATGGAAGAGTAAAGGAGGTAATGATTAATGGCCTATTCAGGAGCTAGTTACTTTGCCACTGACGTTTCGTGGGAAGTACAAAGAACCAACCACTTCGAAGTGTTGATCACAGAACTTACGACAGCTTCGGAAAAGATAAGACTAGCTGTTGAGTCCGTAAGAATACCCTCCATAAGCTTACAGACCACAGAGTTACGTCATGGTAATGAGACAGTCAAAGTAGCGACGAGCCCATCCTTTGACGGTGGGGACGTGGTAATGAAAGATGCTGTGGGTGAAGACCTTGAGTTAGCTTTCTATAATTGGTTTACTCAAGTATATGACCCAGAGACAGGTCTTATGGGGAACGCTTCAGATTACAAGAAAGTAATGAGGCTTGTACAGTATTCCCCTAATGGACAAACTTCCAGAACATGGAAATGTGTAGGTTGTTTCCCAACCTCCTTTGTCCCAGGCGATCTGAGTTATGCTAACCCAGACAAGAAGCTGATTTCCTCAACAATAAGCGTAGATAGGTGTTTCCCAGAAAGGTAAGAAAAAGGGGAGGGAAAACCCCTCCCCTTTTGAAAGTAAGTTGTATAACAAAGATCCGAGTACTTTAAAAGAAAGTTTGGAAGGAGAATTATAGTGGCAGATAAATATGCTTTACACACAGAACGGGTTCCTCTGCCCTCAAAAGGTATTCCTTATAGCAAAGAACTACAAATCCCCCCAGAGATAGCAATAAGACCCTTTTTAACGGAAGACCAAAAAGGAATTAACTCCGTAGGTGGTCATTATGGAGTAGATATGTTAATAAATAATTGTATTAACGAGCCAGATAGAAAATACAAAGCAGAAGACTTACTTACGTCAGACAAAGCACTCCTTCTTATACGACTAAGAGCCATAACGCTAGGCAAAGACTTTCCAGTAGACTACACTTGTCCCACATGCTCACAGACCACCCACTATGTATGGGACCTAGACAAAATAGAAATAAACTTCCTTGATCTTGAAGAATATCCTATAACCTTAGAACTTCCTGAGAGCAAAGACATTATAAAGTGGAGATTTCTGACCGACAAACATCTAGAAGAGGTAGAAGATCTTTTAGACAGTAGGGCGACGAGGTTCGAGGAGTTTAATAAACAAGACGAACGAAGAATGTTTCGTAAAGCACAGTCCATAGTAGAAATAAACGGTGAAGTAGAAGATCTTATTACTAAGTGGGAGTATTACGGCAGACTGCCAGCACAAGACTCCGCTTATATTGATTTTATAGAAAGGGAACTCGACATAGGGCCTATAATTCTTAGATCTATCAGATGCTCTAACGCCTCTTGTAAGAGAGAGTTTACAGTGGTGCTCCGGACGGGAATGGAATTCTTTCGTCCCAAGTTCGAACTCCCCAAGAGCATTAGAACTAAGAAAACAAGTCTGGAAGAGTATACTTCACCAACAATTCCATCTAGCGTATTACGCCAACATACCGATTAGTGATAGTGACAAAATGTACCCCTTTGAGAGAAGACAGATCTACGAATTTCTCAAACAAACAAAGGAAAAAGAAGAAGAAATTATTAATGATATGAGGAGATCAAGATAAGGAGGTGAGTGCATGACGAGTTTCTTTGATGACTTTAATAGAGGGGATTCAGGAGAAGAGGCTCCTACTATAGAAGAAGAACTAATTTATGGTATGAGGTCTTTCCAAAAGACACTAGACTCTATCAGTAAAGAAACAACCTTAAGAGAGATTCTAAACGTCATGCACTCCTCCCTAATAGGGGACAGTAAGCAGAATCAAACTCAATCAGAAGTTTGGGAGAGGGAGGTAGAAAGAGACTTTAGGATGAGGAGAGAGTTAGATAGAAACTTCTCCGATGTTCTAGGTTCCCTTGAAACATCAAACCTCCTAGAAGAAACTAATCAGGCTAGAAGACACAGAGAGACAGGGGAATGGTTTGACGAGACACGCACCTCTATATATGAACTAGGGTCCTCCTTATACGAATCCGTTAAAGAGTTAGCAATAGCTGACTACTTGAGACGTGAGGGTGGAGAGATAACCAGACTGATAGATGAACAATACAATGAGATGGTAGAGATTAGGAGACGTCTGGGAATGTCTCAGGAAGAGTGGGAAGCTTATGCGGCTATTTCGCAAGAGACCACAAGCTTACTAAACCAAGAATTAGGAAATATTTTCCACATAACAGACGCCTACAGAGCGTCCAGCTTACTTTTAGACGCTGGTGTAAGAGACGAAGACACTTTAGCAGAGCTATTAGGAATAACTATGCAGATGCAGAAGTTGATGCCCGAGCTCTCTAAAGAGGACGCTAAGTGGATGAAGAGGTACTACGAACAATTTGGCTCAGAAGTAGTTAAATCTATAGGGGATTCAGCAACCTACTTATACCAGAATTATGGGGTAGAAGTATCACAGATGTTAGGCTTGTTGTCTAACTCTGAATTAGGCAATCTCATACTACATTCAGCAGAGTCTGCAGAAGATCTAGGACAGGCAGCACAATCCTTGATGGCGTCCGTTGCGGCGATGAGTGATGTGGGGATGGACAGTTCCGGAGTTATTAAGTTAATTACCGATGTTATGACAACAGATCTAGTGCAATTAGGTCAGAATCCAGAACTTCTACAAAAACTGGAAGTGTTAGGACTTTCATTTGATGAAGTGAAATCATCCTTACAGGATGGGGATTTTCTAGCCGTAACAAATAGCATAATCTCTAGTATGGGAGAGATGTTAGACGAAGATCCCATTATGGCGAGAAACCTACTAAAGGTGGTTGGGTGGCAAGATGAATTCCTAACCAGTGTAGGATTATTTCATACTGACGTGAATAGCAACGCAGAAGCTCTGGAAGCAACTCTAGGAGAGTCTGCAGATAATATGACAACAACTTTACAGGATTACCCCACCACTTTGTTAGAGAGATTTACCAACATGATCTCTAGTATGCCTATTTGGGGCGAGTTGGCACAAGCGTTAGGTTCATTAGGGGTGTCTATAGCCGACCTTTACTTCATACTAGCCTCAGGCAAAATGTTATTTAACACTATAGGTGGTCTAGGAAGAATGGCAGGAGGTTTAGTAGGGGTAGGAGGTATAGGAGGAGCCGGAGTCATACAAGCCACTGGAGGAGGTTTGTTGGCTAGAGCTCTAGGGTCAACAGGATCCGCTATGGTAGGGGGTTCCGGAGTACTTGGTGGAGTAGCGAACTTGGGCTATATGTTGGTTGGCGCAGGCGGTGGTGCAGCCACGACTATGACTGGTGGTGCAGCGTTATTGGCTGGCTCCGTCGGTTTAGCGGGAGCCATAACCTCCCTTATAGCGGTAGTAGATACGTTGGGAGATATAGTAGAATCTCAAAACTCAGCCACCTGGGAAGAAAGAGACAGAAAAAGAATAGAAGCTACCGTACAGACGAGTCTTCTAGCTACTGGAGCAGGTATAGGAGCGGCTATAGGCTCCGTATTACCTGGAGTAGGAAATATAGTAGGGGCTTTAGCTGGAGCAGGTGTAGCAGGGCTAGCATCCCTTATTTGGGGAGACGATGCGGCAGAT